ATCTAATAAAGAATATATTGATGAACATTTACTTGAAATTAAAGTTACAGAAAGTAAAATAAATAGAAGAGAGGTTCTTACAAAAGAAGAACAAAGTTTATATGATTCTGTTGTTAGACCCATGCAAACTCAAATTACAGAACTTACTAGATATTTAATAAAAGAAGGAGTAATTGATCCTGTTAATTTAGATCCTAAAGTAACTGGCCCTCATGTATCTAGACGTACTGTTCCTACTAAACCTAAAACTTTTTTTGAAACAGTTAAAGACTCTGTAGGTTGGTCTGGTAAACTTGATCCTTTAACAGGAGATGGAATACTTGAGCGAACTCCTGCTGGAGAGCAACAAAATCTTTTTGTTTTAAAAGACAGTAAAAATCTACGCAATGTAATTCAAATTGTAGAAAACAATAATGGTACTTATAGTTTAAAAAAATGGAAAAATGGTAAGTCTGTTGATATAGCAAACATTGGAACTACTAGACTTCAAGCAGGTGATACTTATGGTAGATTTAAAGTTGAGACTGCTAACACCCCTGAATTAGAACTTAATACTCCCTATAAATATTCTAATAATCTTGTTTTAGTATTAGGAGAACGACTTACTCAATTAAGAAATATGGCTAGAGTTAATGAATTACAAAAAACATTACTTGAGTCTCCAGAATTTGCTACTCGTAGACATAAAAAAGAACTTAATAAAGATATCCCTATTGGTTTTAGAGAGCCTAGAGTTAATGATGGAGCCTCTGCTTTACCTAAAACTCCAAGACTTCAAGGTTATGCTTTTGATCAAAGAACAGCAGAAGCTATTGAAGACTTTAATAAACCTCTTTCAACTTCAGTAATTGGCAAAGCAACTAATGTTATTGTTACTAATTTAATGCTTGTTCCTTTTGTTCATATAATGAATGAAAATCCCCATTGGGTAATTACTAGAGGATTAAGTGGATTTATTACTCCTGGAGGAATATATCGTTTAACAAAAACTATGCCTGAAGCAATTAGGATAGTTAATGAACGAGGTCCAGAGTATCAAAAAATTATGCAAGAAAATGGTAAATTAATGTCTGCTAATATTGAGAATAATTTATTTTTAGAAAACGCTTACATTTTAGGATTAAAAGAGGCTAGAAAATCTTTAGAGTTTAAAGAGCTTGCTAAACTTATGGGAGAGTCCCCTTTTACTTTATATAAAAGATTGTCTCAAAAGTCTCAACAAGTTATGTGGAATTATAGAGATATTTTAGTTGTTCAATCTGCTCTTGAAAAACAAATGAAATATGGAGGAACTTTAGGAGAAGCAGTTACACAAGTAGAAAGACATCTTCCTTCTTATACTTTACCTCCAAGAGTTGGAGAATTTAGAGTTCCTTATTATGTTCCTAAAATAGGTGGTAAAATTATTGGAGGAGCCGTTGCTGAAAAGGGAAGTAGAGTTCTTTCTAATATTTTACAAAATAGAAATTTAGTTGTTTTTGCTAATTACAAACATGGTATGATAGGATCAATTCAAAATATAGCAAAAGATGTTATGATGACTAATCCTAATGTAGCAAAAACAAGACAGTTTAAAGAAGGAATAGATTCTGCTTTAGCTTTAGGAGCTCTTACATATATGTTTTATCCTTATGTATTGGATGGTATGGCAATAGCTTTAAATGATTTATTTGATACTAATTTTGATGAATCTAAATTTAGACGTGGTGGAGCTCTTCATATTTTTGATACAATTAAAGAAGTAGCTAAAGGTAGTAAAGATCAAATGGCTATATTTAATACTTTTTTAACTATGAATCCGATTATTCAAACAGGAATAGAAACTGTTATTAATACTTATTTATATAGTAGAAAAATGATAGCAGCTCCTGGAGATTATAGGACTTATATAGAAGATATGAAAAACTATTTTATTCAAAGATTTCCTATGATGCAAAGTGCAGTTCAAGCAGAATCAGAATGGGGCGGTGGACCTGCCCAATTCTTCTTTAAACTATTTGATATTAAAACTAAAACGTTTGAACAAATGCAAAGAGATCAAGATAATCTTGATAGAATTGAATCTTTACAAGAAGAACGTATTTATAAGTATGAAAACCCTGAGTAAGTGACACTCAGGTATCAAATAATAATAATAATGTCTTGTAGGCTCTTAAAAGGGCCTTCTTATTGATCTAAAGTAATTTTACCTTTAAAAAAGACAAATCTTAGTATTAAAGCATCAACTATGACATAATTAAAGTCATCGTCACTAATAAATTCAATTCCTACTGACATACCACTAATAAGTTCTATGTTTGCTTCTATCATATTTCACAGCCTCCTGCTGTACATGCTAATATTTGTTGTCCTATTGTATTATCTTCTTTTTCTAAAAGGCTAGTCCAGTCAATTGTACTTGGAGTTTTACTTAGAAGATCATTATAAAACTCCTCTGTACAATCTTCATAGGGAGCTTGTTGGTAACTATGATTAGAGTGGGGTAAAAAAGATACTCCACTTATCTCATCAAAGTGTTTCCATACCCAAGCACCTACTTCAGGCCACTCCCCATCTTTAACAGATATAGTTACAGATGGTTTGTGCTCACACCAGTATCTTTGATAAACTAACCAAACCTCAAGTTGTTCTATAGCTGCTTTATCATTGCGAAAAACAGCATGAGCTGGAGCTTTGATTGGAAAACTAAAGATAGCTGTTGAATCTTTGTTACTTAAATCATCTTCTACTTGAACACCCTGTTCTTTAAGGTACTCATAAATTGGGTCTTTTTTATCCATACGAATACGTCTAATATAAAAAGGATTGTGTCTAGCATGAATGCCACTAGCACTATCCACCAACTGACTGACTGTTCCTGAAGGCTTAACACAAGTGATAGAAGTAGAAGCAGGAATACCAAACTTTTCAGCAAACTCTTCATTTGTTTGTCTAGCAACATCTCTTAGATCCTCTAGTAATTTAGGAACAGGATTACTTGTTAATTTACAATCCATAATTCCTGTTAAACTTACCCCAAGTAAACGTTCTTCTTCTGTATTTTTTTTCCATTCAGAGGATAAGAATTGAAAGTTAGTTAAGGTTGATTGAATTGTCCCAAGTATTGTTGCAAGCCTAACTTTGTGTTCAAGAGACTGTTTGGTATCTTTTTCCCGTACAACCACTTCCGTAAGATTGCAGAATTGTTTATCACGGAGGATAATCTCACTACATGGATTGGTTCCGTAACTGAGAGTCGGATCTCGTCTTCCCCACTTATTTGCTTGATTTTGAGCAGCAATTCTATTAAATATTCCTCGTTCACCTGATTTCGATTTAACCAGACTAAGCCATTCTTCCATGAAAGTTTCGCTATCTGGTCTTTCTGTGTACGCAACCGAGTTGTTTGCGAGTCTTCTATGTGAATTATCATTCCACCAAGCTCCTGTTTTAGCATCACGCATACGTTTGTCAGTAAGATTAGATAAAGAAATAAGAGCAGATCGTCTTACTCCTCCAACTACTACTACATCACCAATCATACACATGATATCATGTACTTCTATTGAGTTTAATTTACGACCTTTTGCTTGTTTAAATATTTCTAGTACAAAATCAAATAGTTTTTTAAGAGGCTCAGGACCACTAGCTCTTCCTCCAAAGGTTTTTAGTCTTGCTCCTGCAGGTCTTACTTTAGAGTAATCAACTGTAGGAATATCACCTTCCCATAGGGAAGATAAAAGCTTTTTAAAAGCCTTAGCCCAACCTAATTTACTATCTTCAACAAAAATAACATCATCACATAGTGTTAGTTCATTAGGTATTTCAGGAAGTTTAGTAATTTCTTGACGTTCACAAGAAAACCCTACTCCTGTACCATTCATTAAAATGTATAAAGCTTCACTAAAAGCCCTTTTATTATTAACAGCAAGGTAACTACAGTTATAAGCAGAGATGTTATCTCGTTCACAGGCTTCGCCTGCAGTCATCATTAAACGCATAGAAGGCATGATCTCTAGGTTTTCTATACTTTTATGCATAGTATCCCAAGTTTCAGTTGGTAAAGTAACTTTACTTTGTAGGTATGTTATTAGTCTAGTAACTGTTTCATTCCATGTTTCTCTTCGTTTTAAATCAGGAATGTATCTTGCATAACGACTCATTGCTATTACTTCTTGGTAAACACTTGGTAATTTAATCATCTAAACTATAATCCTCTAATTCATTGTTAGTTTCTTTTGATAACCTATCAAAATCTTCTTCTATTTTATCTTGAAATTTATCTACTAGTTGTTCTGATGTAATATTTAGTAATTCAAGTAAAATAGTTTCATCAAATTTCTTTAGGTCTTCACATAATTCATTAAATGTACGATTCATTTGCTGACTTTCTATAATAAGTTATGACCGACCTTCAGTATTTTCTTGTTCAAATTCTTTAAGTAACTCTATAAAATGAATTGCTTTGTCAAGATCTTGAACCCCACCCTTGTCCCGCCATCTACACAGGTATTTAATTGCCGTTGCTTCTAAATAGGGAATGTCATTAATGTAATTAAAAAAGGCAGGTTGTATCCTAAACTTTTTATAATGATCCCCACCTATTTGTAAATCAATTGCTTTCATGTTTTGTCTCTTTAATATAATTTAAGGGATACCCATTAAAACCAACATCAATACAACTACTATTCACCATTAACAAAACGACTACTATCATATTTTTTAACATTAGTAACCTTAATAATATTAGCAGTATCTGCTATAAGTGGAGTAATAGTAACATTGTGCATCTTGGACTTTAAGTCTTTAAACCAAGACATCTCTCTAGGTTCTGATGTCATTAGACCAGACCATACAAGTACATGGTTAACATCAAATTCTTCTACGAGATAGGCTAAGGGTTTCATGATATAGATATAAACTTTGGACTTTTAGCAGCAATGTTTTCTGTTCCTCTAAACCAAGCACCACAATCTTGACATTGATACCTATTATATTTAGTAGA